GGCTTACTGGCCTGCGTCCCATTTGCGAAATCCTGAACAACCGGCGTGGCAGGCTTGAATTTCGTGACAATTCGCCCGACAGCCTGACCGTCGGCAGTAACCGGGACCGTGCCGAGGTCGTCCTGAAACATGGTCGAACGGTCAGTCGCATCCAGCCCGTAGGCAACACGCCCATTCAGGAAAGCGATCAGATCAGCTTCCGGGTCGGCGGGAGGCAGGTCAGGGACCAGCACCTCTGCGGAGAGGGCGTAGACAGGCCCGCCAGCGGCGTTGTTGGCCTCTTCGCGGATGCCACACTCCTTGCCGCGCCACGCCGGATCAACCGGCATAGAGGGCGCTGCGGCGGCGGTATCGACACCCTGCACAAAGAGGCGCGCGGTGATCGTGGGGGTGGGGTTCCCGGTCCAGGTGCCCGGCGTGTAGAGCAGGGTGTTTTCGTCCGGGGAAAGATCGAGGTCGGGGTTTGCCGTGCTTACGGGCGGCGCAAGCGGCGCGGCCGGGCCGGTGACGATGTTCGACAGGGCCTCCACCGGTCCGCCGTCGGCATTGGTCGCCGTCTCGCGGATCTGGATGGGCTTGCCGCGCCAGCTTTCCTGCATGGGGTAGGACAGCCGGAAGCCGTCCGTATCCACACCATCCACGAAGAGACGCTGGGTTACGGTCAACGGATGCGTGCCAGACCAGAAGGCCCAGTCATAATCGATCGCGTCACCATTCACCGTCAGGACGGCAGGGCCACTGACGACCGGCGGCCCCGGCGGTGTATTGGGGTATACTGGCCGGCTGTCACTCGCGCCAAGGATCGGGGTGTAATCGATGACAATGACGAAGCTTGCCCCAAGGCTGTCGGAGAATGTCGCTGTGATGACCGGGGTGGCAGCTGAACCATGCCCTACCCAGGAAAAAATCGGGTCCGCCTGGGGAACGCCAGCAGTGACGCCGGACCCGATCGTGGTGTCGCAGGTATAGGGTCCAACCCCACCCCTGAACTCGACGAAGCCACCTCCGCTGTTGAAGATGTTGTTCTGGATAAACGCTTTTCTGAAGGAGAAGGCTGACGGCGGGGTGCCGCCGCCACCGCCGCCAGCATGGCGGCGCTTGCGCGCCGCGAGGGGAAGGTAGCGGTTCTGCATGGGGTCAGCCCTGCCAGTGGGTGATGATGACGTCAGCCGGTCCTCCGGTCATCTCCGGCTTGACGAAAGCCACGCCACTGGAGAACTCCTTCAGCTCGCCCGCGGCGACCGTGAGGTCGTTCCCGGCCAAGTCCTTGAGGGTGACGTAGTTCACCCCGTCGTTGCTGCCCTTGATGACCGCGCTGCCCGAACCGACGACCTGGATGGTCGCGCAGACCATCGACCAGATCGGGGCGTAGCGGGGGAGGGTGGCGTTGTCGGCCGCAGAGGCCTGCGGCCAGGTGACGGTGCGGCGATAGTCAAGCTTGCCGGTGTTGACGATGAGGTCCATGGCGACGTCCTTGATGAAGCGATCCCGTGATGCCCCACCATAGCGCGCAGGGGCGCATTTTTCCACAACCGATCAGCGGAAGACGGCCACCTGGATCTGCGGCCCCCGGAACACAGCTGACGTGCTGTTGGACCCACCCGTGCCACCCGTGGTGATATCGAACTGCCCAGCCACCGGCAGGGGTTGCGCTGAGTTGAAGCCGCAAGCCAAAGGTGCAGCCCCTGACGTGTTGAAGGGCGATGAGCAATGGACCAGGTAGTTGTCGTCAGGGGGTGGTGTCGTGAAGATGAAGCGATATGACCCGGTCCCGACCAGCACGGCTGGCTCGAAGTTGCGGCCTGCGATGAGGGCGCCGGTGGACCCGTTGAACAGGCCCCAGGCAATCACCTGAAGCGCGCCGAAGTCGACACCGTCATTATCCCGCCGATCGATCAGGGCCGCCATGGCCGCGGGGGACATGAACCTGTCCGTCGCAACTGCGGCCAGGGCCTCTTCCAGTGAGGCCCACGGAATATTCTCTGCCTCCATGAGCCAGACAGAGCCATTCCAGACGAAGGTGCGCCCCTCGGCCGTAAAGCGTTCGCCGGTCGCGGGCGTATTGGGAAAGTTCAGTCCCATGCGAAGACCCCCACATGTGCGCGGGGCGGCGAGGCCAGGAAACCACCCGTCGAGCCGTTCCCCCCGGTGGGCCCGAAGATCACCCTGAACTTGGCGGCCGTCTGGAAGTCGGGAGGTGATGCCACCGCCATCACCGGGTGGTTGGTGATCCCCTCACAGCTTCCCAGGACCACATAGTTGGCTGAGGGTCGCGGCGTGGCGAAGGTGACCTCGTAGGTCCCCGCACCCAGGACGACCACTGAGGCGACGTTGACCGCGTGCACGATGGTCCCGTCAGACAGGAAGATGCAATACGCACGGCAAAGGGCCTCATGCGGCGGCTGTGGCGCCGCAGGCGTCGCCAGCGCATCGATGGCCTGCTTGCCACGCAATGGGGTCATGGCGCGATCCTGGCGCTGGCCTTCCTCCGCCTCGTCCTGCGTGGCAATGATCAGCCCTGACGGCGGCATGACCCAGACGGATCCGGTCCAGACGAAGGTCGCACCCTCGGCGGTGAAGCTGTCGCCCGGGCTCGGGCTGGAGGGGAAGTTGAGGCTCATCGCCAGAAACTCACATGGCAGAGGGCAGAGTTCGCATTGAAACCCGCACGGTTCCCGCCCCCGGTCGTGCCCGTGATGAGGCGACAGAAGGCTGGGTCGTTCTGCACGGCCGTGGACAAGCCCATCTGGGTGGGGTTGTGGTTGGTGATCCCGCGCGACATGGGCAGGATGATGTAATTGGCATCCGGCATCGGGTTCTGAAAGGTGACGCGGGTCCGACCCACGCCACCGTCATTCACCAGGCTCGCCACGTTGAAGCTGGCGATGATCGTGCTGGTCTCACCATTGAAGCGCACCCAAGCCCGACAGATCGCTGCCGGCAGATCATAGTCCGGGGTCTGCCGGAGCGCCGCAATCGCCTCATCCGCCCGAAGGGGGGAGAGAAAGACGTCATCCCTAGCCCCAGCCTCAGCCTCGGCCTTGCTGGCAAAGGTCGCATTGGACGGGGCCAGAACCACCCAGAGCGTGCCGTTCCAAACGAAGTCGACATCCTCCGCCTGGTAGACCTGGCCGACGACCGGCGCGCTGGGGAAGTTTATGGCCATGTCAGATGCGCCACCGCACTCTTGCACTGCCGCCCGTGAAGGCGATGGTGCTGTTCAGGCGCAGCAGGGCATTTTGCTCTCCACGCATGTTGAAAACGCCAGAGTAGACCAGCATCGAAGACGTGGCGCGGCGCAAGCTGCCGCTGACATACCAAGACCCGCCGCGCGCGTCGCGGACAAGCCGCACGCACCCGGCATAGCCTTGCGCGTTCGTCGTGTTGCTATCGAGGACGAAGAGGGCGTTATCGTCATCGCCTACAGGCGGGGAATAGGCGCCCGCCATGAGGTTGCGCCCCGAAAAAGCCCGGGCAGTCGGCGCACCAGAAAAGTCGAAGGACATGACGCTACCAGCACTGACGGCCACGCCATTGAGCAGAAGGTTGATTTCGTTCGCCTCGTTTGGAACCTCATCGAATGTCAGGTTTAGTTTTCCTGCGGCATCTATGGCTTGCTGGCCCACTCGCGCCTGCACCAGCGCCGGAGACATGACCTTGTCAGTGATGGCGCCCGCTCGCGCCTCGGCGGTTGACGCAAAGGGCGGCAGCGCGCCGCCACCAGCCTGCACCCACTGGCTGCTGTCACCGTCATCGTACCAGACATAGAGGCCGACCGGTGCGGAGGGCTTGAACCAAAGCTGCCCGGGCTCGGGGGCGAGCGGTGCGGTGTCGCTGATCACCGTGCCGGGCGGGATGTCCGGCGTCGGGTCGATCCAGCCATCCCCGGCCGCGTTCACATAGACCGGGCGCTGCAGGGTGGTGTCGAAGTAGCAGAGGCCTGGCACCAGGCCGGTTGTGGGGCGCTGGGCCGTGGTGCCGGACAGGATCGGCTGTCCCTCGGCCCAGGTGGCCCATACCGCACCGCCGCGGTGCCGCCAGGCCAGCCTGGCACGGTTGGTTCCCCCGTCACGCACGGCGATCTGCGCGCCCGCCGCATCGAGTGCGCGGGACATCATCAGCGTGTGCCAGCTCTCACCCCCGGGCGCCCCGGCGGTCGCTCGGAAGAACTCAGTCACCAGACCGGCCGCGTCGGCATCCTTGTCACCCATCTGCCGGGCGTAGCCGAACGCCTGGATGGCCGCGGTCACCTCGTCCGCCGTCAGGATGCTGGCCCAAGGCGTCCAGGTTGTCGGCCCCACCATGAAGCGCAGCCGCAGCGGCTTCGCCGCTGGGCCGGTCGGGATCACGTTGAAGCCGAGCTGATAGGCCAGAGCCCCGCCAGTCTCGATGTGGAGGACCGCATCCCCAACCGTGGCCTCGCCGCCGGCGCCGGTGCCGTCATTCACCCAGCCATTCGTGACGCCGATCCCGAGGGGGTAGAGGCCGGTCTCGTCGAGCGCATCCAGATCGCCCGCATAGACCGTGCGCGGGTTGAACAGCACCTCGAGGTTGTTCCGCCCTGCGGGCTTCGAGTTCACGTCGCTCAGGTTGTTGGCCCTGAGCATGGCCGAGGAGATGTCGAGGCCGGGGGAGTTGACCTGGATCCACGATCCCCACACCCCACCCGAGCGCGGACGGACGTAGACCGTGTTTCCATCTGGGGACATGGCCGTCAGGACGCCGGTGTTCGCGTCGCCCATGGCGATGTAGGTGCCGGCATAAGCCAGGTCGGTCCCCGGTGGGCGGTTGGCTGACCCGGCTGGGGCCCGGACCGGCGCGGTGCCGCCGAGGTGCGCGTCATTCCAGTCGGAGATCACCAGGGACCCGGTGCCCGGCAATCCGAAGGTGCGAAGGGCGGGGTTCAAGAAAGCCCCCAGAACATGGCCGTTCGCATCGAGGCCGATCAGATCGACCGGATCACTCCCATCATCGAAGTAGCCCAGCGTCCGGTCAGCCAGGTTGATCCAGATCTGGCCGGGCAGGCCGCTGTCAGCCGCGGGGCGCTGCAGCGCGGTGGACGAGCGAAGCTGCTGCATCCGACCACCCAGCGGCGCGGCGATCGTGCCGGCATCGAGGTAGCGCACCCAGGCCGCCCCACTCCAGCGCCAGAGATCCTGCGTGTCCGCCTGCAGGACAAGTGAGCCCGGCAGGATGTCGACATCGGCGCGCAGCGCCGTGCGGGCGGCCGCGTTGGCCACCGTGAGCGCAATGCCCCTGGCATCCTCCCACTGCAGGCCAGACCCCGGACGCCAGCCGTAGAGGCTCAGGCGCGTGTCCTGCGGGGGCTGCGGCGGGCTTACGCCCGCGCCGCCACCCGATCCCGCCGGCTGATACCAGAGCGCCCAGAAGGGCACGCCAGCCACCGGCGCGACGGTCATCGTCAGCTCCGAACCGGTCACGCTGTAATCGATGCCGGGACGCTGCCGCACGCCTCCGACGAAGACCGCGAGGTCTGAGGCTTTTGCGATGACGGCGAACTGCTGGCCGACCCCCGCCACATCAACCAGAAGATCGAAGGTGCGGCGCACGCCGTTCACCATTCCGGTCGTCGGGCTTCCCGGGTTCGTCACCCAGTCGGTATCGAGATCCTTGATCTCCTCGATGTTCACCCGGCCGGGCGCAAGACTGTCCGAGGGCGTGAGGATCCCGACGGTGATGACGTCCTGGACGACCAGCCCCGGGGGCAGGAACTCGATCCGGTTGGCTGCCCGGTTGACGACATACTGGCCGAGCGTGCCACTGCCATCGTCCATGACCATCAGCTCGCCGTTCTTGTAGACCTTGACGCCCTCGAAGGGGGCGACGGCCGACAGGACGAAGGTCGCGCCATAGATGTCCGGGTCGGACAGGCTGATGAAGGTCGGCAGGGGCAGGCTGTTCGGCAGCTTGTAGACGAACTGCCCAAGATAGGCCGGGACCGTCGCCAGATCGATGCGGTTGGCCGTGTCGTCGATGTGCCAGCCCACACCATCCCAGAGCCAGGTCTGCCCCTGGTAGCGGACAGCCTGTCCGATGAACTGCGGGATCATTTCATGCTCCTGTTCTTCGAGGCCGAGATGACCCGCGACGGGCCGCCGTTGGCGGCCCCGTTGACGTGGTGCACATCCTTGCCGCTGCCCTTCTTGACCCGACCTTCCTCCTGCGCCTTACGGCGGTCACGGTTCCGGATGACCTGCTTTTTGATGTATGCGGGGTCCTTCTGGTACTCCTGGTCGTAGGTCGAATAGACCCGCCCGGAAGGTGGCTTCTTGGCTCCCGGCTTGACCGGCGTCACCTTCTTGTTCATCGGCCCCTCCTCAAGTCTTGATGCACGCCCGCAAGGATACGTTGCGCGGCCGGGTTTCCTCACCATCGCGGATCGTGGCGTCAAAGTCAGTGTCGAAGTTGATCTGCGTGCTGCGGTTCACGCTGGTGGCCCCCTGCCAGATCGCGGAAGCCGTCCCTGCGCCGCGACGAAGGGCGCCAATGGTTTCCTGCCCGCCGCCGATGAACTGGATCTGGTTCAGCTGGCCGGTGATACGCTGGATCTGGTCGAGCTGCGCCGAGCCGAAGACCCGACCGGCATCCACTCCACGCCCGAGGTCGGCACCCCGGATGAACTCGCCGCGCAGGTCCGGCAGGCGCGGGTCCGATCCCGAGGATCCGTAGGGACTGCCTGCGGCGATCAGGTAGGCCCGCAGCGCCGGATAGGTCGATGTCACCGCCGTGCCATCGCAGTTAAGCCACCCGGCCGGCGCATCCCCGGCGAAGTACATGATGGCCCCGGGCGGGAGAAGTAGCTCGGTAAGCGTGGCCAGGACCGCCGAAAGAGTGGCGGGCGAAATGATGGTGTCGGGGTCGGTCCCGGCAATCGCCTCTGGCTCGGTGGCGAAGTCTGGCACGACCGGGGGCGGCGGGATCGCCGCAAGCCCCTCCTGGACCGCATCCACCTCGGTCTCGATGGTGGCAAGCCGGTCGTTGATCTCGGCGTTGGCCTGCGCCATCTGCGCCCGGAAGCGCTCCTCATTGCGCGGCTCGTAAGTCTCTGGCGTCTGGGCAGCGAAGGGGTAGGCTGCGACCAGCCCGCGCTTGTCAGCCATTCGCCTGCACCCACATCAGGCGCGTCCGGGTCTCGTCCCAGAGCGCGACGTAAAGGCCAGGGTTATCGATCCTGCGATACCAGAGCTGACCCTCCCGCCCAGGCACCACGCCCAGCGCGGTCTCGACGGCAGGAATGTCAACTGGCGTGTCCAGGTTCTCCGGACCCCAGCTCAGGATCACGAATTCGGTGGGCGAGACAGGAACGACGACCGGCTGGAAGTAAGCCCCCGGCGCGCTGGGCTGGTCAGCTTCGTACATGCCCGGACGGGTCGAGAGGTAATAGACGCGCCCCGGGATCCAGTCAGCCGAGGCTCGCCCGGCGGGCGGGACCGGATCGAAGATCAGGAGGCCACCCGTGTGCTTCACCCGGCCGCTGGTCTGGATGGCGAACTCGTTCGGGCCCGGGATGTCGCAGACGACACCGATCGCGAGAAGGTCCTTGCTACGGGCGTCGGCCAGCTCATAGCGCCCCGTCGCCTCGGACTTCGCCACCGGCTCGCCGATCATCGTGAAGGGATGGCCCACCTGGTCCACACGATAGACCGCGCCGCCGGCGCTGTCGCCACCGGCCGAGACCTCGGACCACTCGCTCGGCTCCTCGTGCGGCGCGCGGCCAATGGTCGGGTTCCCTCCATCCCTGACGATCCAGAGGGATGTGAGGCCCGGGCTGGCAAGCGAGCGGGAGGTGACGGCATCCCCGGGGCCATACTCGATCTGGTTGTTCCACGGACCACGCACGATGATGGAGCGACCCGGGGTGCCAGGGGCACCAGGGGAG